TGTGGAGAACAGCCCAATGCTCACTTCTAGAGGACTTGGAACAGTGCTTGGAGACTTGGCCTCGATGGGGTTCGATGCGGAATGGGGCGTGTTATCAGCAGCCGATGTTGGTGCAAATCACAAAAGAGAGAGAATCTGGATTGTTGGACAAAATACCAAACAACATAGATTTTTTTCACACACCAAACACGACAGGGATGGATGGGGGGAGCAATTCAAGGAAAGCGTTGAAGAAAAGAATGTTGCCTACACCGACAACTTCGATGATGCCATGCGAGGGGACGGTCAGGATTATGAGAAAAGCATGGGAATCAGGGGATATGAGCCTAGAGGAAGCGTCAGCCATAGCGGGTCGAGATGTAAGGAAGGCGCAGGGGAAAGTAAAAGCTTGGTGGCCCACTCCAACAGCACACATGGCGAAAGAAATGAATTCACCAAGCGAGGCATTAAGAGACACGCCCTCATTAGCGAGTCGAGTTGGTGGGAAACTGAACCCGATGTGGGTCGAGTGGCTGATGGGGTGGCCGCTAGGATGGACAGACTTAAAGCCATCGGAAACGGACAAGTCCCTTTGTGCGCCGCAACAGCCTTTAAACTACTTACAGAGAGATTAAACGGAACCGGGCCGGGACATTGAGCAAACATTAAAGGAGAACACATGAACAGTAACTACGATACATCCCCCAGAACGATCAGAGAGGGCGTAGAACGCAATAAGTCTCACGATGGCTACCTACCCTACCTAAATGCGCCCCGAGGGCTTGTAGGAGGCTACAGGTCATCTACGTGGCAAGATGACGATAGGGCTTTCCTTTTGTGGGTCAAGGTTGCGGTAGTTGCTACCGTTGGTGGGTTGGTTACTCTTATTGCGGTGGTGGCAAATGGCTAAGGCGGTCTCGAGTATTCGACTACTAATCTCAAACACTCAAGGGCTTATCACCCTGTCGCAAATTAAAAAAATACTCACCTTAACCTCTGCGGAGATTAGCATGGCAGTTGCCTACCTATATCGGCAGGGATCGGTAGATCGAATCAAGATAGACAATGAGGGTGCTGGGCCTAGACAAGTCTGGGCCTATCAGCACAAGAGCAGATCATGATTAGAATGGTGCGAACACACGCAGGCTACGCAATGCACGAGATTATATGTGATTCCAATGGAGTGCCAGTCAGCAGCTTTCCGGCTACCATTCAAGGTATGACAAGGCTTGACGCTATAAAATACTTGGGTGATGTCATAGAAGCAGCTAAACTCCCAGCGATACGACTCAATGAAATACGCACTGCACATTAATCATCCTGTAAAATCAGGAGATTGCGATCTTTGTGGTCGCTATAGTAGCAAGTTGATTCACGGTGTATGCTTGCCGTGTCGATTAAAATTTAAGCAAAAATAAGCGAGATATATGATGGGATTAAAAAAACACAAGATATCTGTCGCAGGGCCGGGCAGACCCAAAGGGGTCGTTAACAAGTCTACAGCCAACGCACGAGAGGCTATCGCTCGATTCGTGGACGGCAATGCTCATCGAGTGCAGATCTGGCTGGACGCTATCGCTGAGACAGAAGGCCCTCTAAAAGCGTTCCAGTGCTACACAGATATGATTGAGTACCATGTACCAAAGCTGTCACGGACAGAACTCACAGGCAAGAATGATGGGCCGGTCGATATCAGGATCACATGGAAAGCACCGAAATAGAAATGGACTACCAGCCTCGGCTGGCGTTCATGCCATTTCATCAGAGAACAGAACGCTGGGCCTGTCTAGTGGCTCACAGAAGAGCAGGTAAGACCGTAGCAGCTATCAATGACTTGATACGAGCAGCGGCCCTCTGTGCTAGTCCTATGCCCCTATTTGCCTATATAGCTCCATACAGATCACAGGCAAAGTCTGTAGCATGGGAGTACCTCAAGCACTACGCACGACCAATACTCGCATCAGTCAATGAGTCTGATTTGTACGTTGACCTAGTCAATGGCGCTAGGATAAGGCTCTTTGGCGCTGATAACGCTGATGCCATGAGAGGTTTGGGATTTGATGGTCTATTCTTAGACGAATACGCAGATTTTAAGCCTAGTGTATTTGGCAATATCCTAAGACCTGCTCTATCAGACAAGCAAGGCTGGTGCGTGTTTGCATCAACACCGAAAGGTAAGAATGCCTTTTGGACTATCTACAGTACAGCTCAGAGAATACCTAGCGAGTGGTTTTGCCTTAACCTGCCAGCATCAGTATCTAAGTTATTACCAGATGGGGAGCTATCGGCTGCTAAGGCTCAACTGTCACCTGACCAGTATATGCAAGAGTATGAATGTTCATTCGAGGCGGCAATACTAGGAGCGTACTACGGCACAGAGATGCGAGAGGCTACAGAGCAAGGGCGCGTTACTAGAGTAGCCTATGACAACAACGTGCCTGTTCATACTGCTTGGGATCTGGGATATAGAGATGATACGGCGGTCTGGTTCTACCAAGTAATCCGAGATGAAGTACATTTAATCGACTTTTACGCCGTTTCCGGTGCTAATATTGATGAAATTGCTGCAAATATCCTGTCAAAGCCGTATAATTTCGGTAAGCACCATTTACCGCATGATGCACGAGCTAAGACTCTGGCGGCTGCTGGTAAGTCAGTAATTGAGCAGTTGGCGGTTCACTTTGGCATCAATAGCCTAGCTATCGTGCCAGACCTGTCAGTGCAAGACGGTATACAGGCTGTAAGAAAGGTGCTGCCGCAGTGCTGGTTTGATGCAGATAAGTGCAGTGAAGGTATCGAGGCTTTACGTCAATATCAGAGAGAGTATGATGAGGACAAGAAGGCGTTTCGGCAGACACCACGACATGACTGGTGTAGTCATCCGGCAGACGCTTTCCGAATGTTATCAATAGCATGGCGGTCAGAGCCGCGAGTCAGACAGCCTGATACGGCTCGCCCGCTAATGGTAGGAGAGCAAAACACAGCAACACTTAACGATGTGTGGGCGCAAGCAAATCAACCAAAGAGAGGCAGAATATGAGCATACAATCACCCTATAGCTACCAATACGAACACGTTGCAGCAAGCCAAACAGCACAAGTCTTAGGCGGCACAGGCGCAATCGGTGACTACATCCACAGACTAATATGTACAGTCACCACCGCTGCTACAGGCAATGTAGTTCTGGTAGACGGAACAGGCGTAGGCATATTGACCCATACAGTGCTACCTGCATCATGCGGCACAGGTATCAATGTCTACAATATCGAGATCAACGCTGCATCTACTACTGGTGCATGGAAAGTAACGACAGGAGCAGGTGTTGAGGTCATGGCAGTAGGCATATTCTCAGCATAATGCCTAGTCCTAAAGAACTAGCCGCTGGACTACAGACCTATACGCCAAAGCGTACTTTGTTGAGTGAGACGGTCAATGGCGTTGAGATTACGCCACAGCAGTCTGCTGCTCTATCTGCAACTAACCCTGCATACCAAGCAATGGACGCATACGGTGAACAGGCTAAAGCTAGATTAACTGGCGCACCAGCAGTAGACCCGTCACTAGATACCTTTGCAGAACAAGCTAGAGCTAGAATGATGGCTAGAAAAAATGCCCTCCGCTAAAGAACTAGCCAAAGCTCTTGCGTATCGGGGCGAGATTAGGAACACACCACAGAATAGTTTTCTAGGTGGTGTAGCTAACTTTCTTGCTCCAGTATCAGAGTTTCTTGATCGGGACAAGTTACCTGAGAGCATACCTTTTCTTGGCGGCATGAGTGCTGCTGACTTGACTGGCGTGAAGGGAACTGAAAGTCTTGTAAGGGACATGAGCCACGGCACACCGCCGATTAGAGGCGCATCACTACAGACCGCTAAGGTAGACCCCAGACTATTTGACCTTGCTAGTGTGTCTGGTGCAATGATGCCTGTTGCTAAGAGTCTAAGTAAGGCTGCTCTAAAAACTCTAGCTGAACAGGTACAGAACAAAACTGGCATTCTTGGTAGGAATGTGATTGACCCTAGACAGCAAATAATTACTTATCATGGCTCGCCGCATACGTTTCCACCAACAGCTAATAATCCGTTAGGTGAGTTTGACTCTGCAAAGATGGGCGCAGGTGAAGGCGCACAAATGTACGGTGAGGGTCATTATCTAGCTGAAGCAAAAGGTATTGGAGATCGTTACAGAAAGGCTCTACAAGGCTCTGAGAACGGCCCTGCTGGTCAGACTGCCGCATCAATGCTTGATATGTACAAGACACCAGAATTGGCAATAGAAGCGTTGCAAGAGGGATTAACTTCAACTTTAACAGCTAAAGGTAAAAAGCATACTTTAGATGCGATTGAGTTATTAAAAACAGGCAAAGCAAATACTGGCAATCTCTACAAAGTAGACCTGCCAGATGAACACGTTGCAAAGATGCTCGATTGGGATAAGCCAATGAATCGGCAGCATCCTAATGTACAAAAGGCGTTTAACTATAAAGCCGCAGAAATGCCAAGTTTTACCGTTTCTGAGACTGGTCATCCAAATCCACAGTATAAATATTCAGCAGGTGGATTCCCTGCCGCTCCAACACCTGAGGCAGCACTTAAAGCCGCGAGCGACTCATTAAATATGAGTGAAAGTATGACTGGAGTTAGTGGAGAAAAGGCATATAGAGCAATGGCTGAGAAAATAGGTGCTACTGCTGCATCTAAAAAACTGGCGCAATCTGGCATCCCCGGCATACGCTACCTAGATGCTGCTAGTAGAGACGCTGCTGGCAAAGGTACATCTAATTTCGTAGTATTTGACCCTAAGCACATGAACATTCTTGAGCGCAATGGTGTAGGTGGCGCTATGATTCAACGACCTAAGACAGAGTTCGAGATACTGCACGACACAGCACAGCGCAATGCCGCCCTACCAGTTGAGCAGGGTGGGTTAGGATTGCCAGCTAATAATACCTATATAGACAGGGCTAATGCTATGGGTAAAAAAGATGTGTTTCATGGGTCAAAACAAGATATAACAGGGGGATTCAATCCGGGGTATGACGATAACTTAGCTTTCGTTACAGAGTCTCCAGAATTTGCAAGCAAGTGGATTGGTAAGGGCAAGTTACAACAACGCTCTGGCGAACAGGCAAAGCAAGAAATAAAGTCTGCTGAAGATATGTATCGGGAAATAAAATCAAAGAATATGTACTCCGATGATGCTCTTTTGAAATTAGAGGGTGATGCTTTCAACAAAGAGTACGATCTTAGAAATGCGGCAGCTAAAGCTGAACAATTCAAAGAGTTTGGGGGCGCTATGATTCCAGACAGAATACACTCAACGGTATATCCAATGAAGGTTGATGCCAACAAAACATTCAACCCAGAAACTGACATGAATGTAATGTCAGACTTCTTTGAGAAAAACAACATTCCTTCAGAAGTTCAAGACCTTTATGCTAGCGGCAACTACATGATGTATGAAACAAAGCCAGTAGTTAATTACTTAAAAGACAAAGGGTACGACTCAATGAGGTTAAGAGAGTCTACTGGAGACAATTACCCAACTATTGCGGCATTTAACCCATCTCAAGTTCGATCCCGCTTTGCAGCCTTTGACCCAATGCGTAGACATGAAGCAGACATTCTTGCTGGTGTAGGTGTTGGCGGGATGTTAGACCCTCAAGCAATAGCTGAAGCACTTAGACAACAGGACAGAAAATGACCGAAACTCCAATCGAGAAGTATCTGAACGTAATCGGCGCATATGACAACGAGTACAAGAAGTGGGAGGCTCGTTCTGCAAAGATAGTTAAACGCTACAGAGATGACAACCGCAGCCAGAACTCTAACGAGACGGCAAAGTTTAATATTCTCTGGTCAAACGTACAGACTCTAGTTCCAGCAGTCTATTCTAAGCTACCTATGGCTGACGTATCACGCCGCTTCGGAGACAATGACCAAGTAGGTCGCGTTGCCTCACAGATCATTCAGAGAGCTATTGACTACGAGATTGAGCATTACCCAGACTTCAGAGCAACCATGAAGAACGCGGTGCAGGATCGCTTTCTTGGTGGTCGTGGTGTTGCATGGGTACGGTACGAGCCACATCTAATTGAGCGTGATATGCCAGAGGATGGGCTACAGGTCACTGAGGACACGGATGAAGAGGACGCGGCTAACGAGACAGGCCCGGAGACTAATCAGACGTATGAAGAGATCGAGTACGAATGCGCTCCAACCGATTACGTTCACTGGAAGGACTTTGGTCACTCAGTAGCGAGGACATGGGAAGAGGTCACGGTTGTATGGCGCTGGGCTTACATGACACGAGAGGCGCTTATAGAGCGTTTTGGCGAGGAGTCTGCAAAGAAGATACCTCTGGATAGCGGCCCACAGACACTAACTTCCTATGGTCAGTCTAGCAAAGAGCATACTAGAGCAAAGATATGTGAACTCTGGGACAAAGAGACAGGCAAGGTCTACTGGTTTAGCAAGAACAGCAACTACATCATAGACGAGCGTGATGACCCTATCGAGGTCGAAGGCTTCTTCCCTTGTGGCAAGCCTCTGTTCGCTACTTTAACCTCTGATTCTCTCGTGCCTGTACCTGATTTTGTGCTGTATCAGGATCAAGCTACTGAGCTGGACATTTTGAGCGACAGAATTGATGGTCTGGTCAAGGCTCTGAGGGTGCGAGGAGTATATGACGCAAGCCAGCCAACGCTACAACGTCTACTGACAGAGGGAGACAATAATACTCTGATACCTGTGGATAAGTGGATGGCATTCAGTGAAAAGGGTGGGCTGAAGGGTAGTATCGACATCCTGCCGCTAGATGTCATAGCTGCTACTCTCATCAACTGCTATCGGGCAAGAGAGGACATAAAGAGCCAGATTTACGAGATTACAGGCATATCTGACATCATTCGTGGTCAGACCAGTGCAAGCGAGACTGCAACTGCCCAACAGATCAAAGGCCAGTATGCAGGGCTAAGATTAAGAGCAATGCAGGAAGAGGTAGCATTGTTTGCGTCTAGCCTGATTAAGCTAAAAGCGCAGATTATGTGTACCAAGTTCCAGCCGCAGACTCTATTGCAGTACGCTTCTGCACAGCAGATGTCTGAGGCAGATCAGCAGTTGATACCACAGGCTATAGAGCTTCTTAAAGACTCGCCACTAGCTAACTTTAGAATAGATGTCGAGGCTGACAGTCTGGTGCAGTTGGATGAAGATCAGAACAAGCGTAACCGTATGGAGTTCCTACAGGCGTTCGGCGGCTTCTTAGGTCAAGCCTTACCTGTAGGCCGCGAGTCACCTGAGATGATACCAATGCTCGTTGAGGTGATGAAGTTCGGTATCGGAGCGTTTAAGCAAGCAGAGCCTATCGAGGGTACTCTGGATGCCGCACTGGAACAGATGAAGGCAGCATCATAGCAGCCACAACAGCCGCAGCCTGACCCTGAGCAAATGAAGATGCAAGCGCAGCAGCAGTCTGACCAGATGAAGATGCAAGCCCAACAGCAGACCGATCAGGCTAGATTGCAGGCAGACGCACAAGCTGCTCAGATGAAGGCTCAGATTGACGTACAGGCTCAACAGGCACGAGTACAGGCAGATATGCAGATCGAGCAGATGAAGCTACAGGCAGACGCACAGCTAGAACAGATGCGTCAGCAGATGAAGATGCAGGAGCTACAATACCTAGATCAGTTTAATCGCTACAAAGCACAACTAGACTCATCTACTCGCATCATGGTCGCAGAGATAGGCGCAAAGGCACAGGTAGACAAGGTGCGTGAGGCAGAAGAGGCCGCTAATACTGAAGTAGCTATCGTTCTGGGGCAAGCATGAGAAAATCTTGGGTATATATAGACGGAGAAGCCGTAGAGGTAGGCGCAGAGCGATACGATGCTAAGGTCTACATCATGCCTGACATAGCTCCCTATAAGTCTATGGTAGATGGCACAATGATTACTGGTAGGGCTATGCACCGTGAGCATCTAAGGAAGCATAACTGCTTTGAAGTCGGTAACGAGACTATGACAAGCCGCGCACCTGTCGTAAAAGATACACGCAGAGAAGTATTAAGCGCACAATTAGCAAATATGTCGCATTCCCAAGCTAACAAGCTACTGGATCGTATGCGAGATAACCAAAGGTTTACCAATAACCCCCACAGGGAGAAATAAATGGATATGCCAGAGTCAGTACCCGATACAAACGTAATAGACAGGAAAGAACTACTAGCACAGCAGTTTGATGAATTAGAGACAGAGCCAAAGGCTGAGAGAGTACGCAGTGCTGATGGCAAGTACGCACCAACAATACCTGTAGAAGCTCCAGAAGTAGTAGAAGAGCCTCCAGTATGGCAAAGAGCGCCAGCATCATGGAAGAAGGACTACCACGAGGAGTGGGCAGCAGCATCGCCAAAACTACAAGAATACGCATGGCAACGTGAAGAGCAGATGAGGGCTGGTGTTGAGCCGCTTATAAGTAAGGCTCAGTACGCTGATGAGATGGAACGGGTGATACAGCCGTATCTCAATACGATAAACGGTCTAGGAATTAAGCCTAGTGAAGCCATTAGCGGTCTGCTACAGGCAGATAACATCCTACGCAACGGTTCACCACAGGAAAAGGAATACTACTTTGCTCAACTTCGTGAGCAATATGGTATGGGAGCTGCAAATCAGGATGGTATGCAACAAGCGCCACAGCATGATATAGTATACGGACTACGCAACGAGTTAAACTCAGTGCGCGGCGAGATGCAGCAATGGAAGCAAGAGAAGGAAGCTGAATCTAGCAAGATTATGAACGGCGAAATAAACTCATTCTCACAAAAGAAAGAGTATTTCGAGGAGCTTCGACCAGCAATGATCCAACTGCTACAAGGCGGTATGGCTAATACGCTGGATGAGGCTTACGACAAGGCATTACGCCTAGACGCTGACTTATACGATAGACAAACACAGGCCCAACAGGCTAGTGCAAACGTCCAAAAGATAGGTCTGGTAGACAAAGCGGCGAAAGCTGCTAAGGCGGCAGCGGTTAGCGTTAAAAGCTCCACACCCGGAGTAGCGACAACGACCAAAGCGCAAGATAGGCGCTCAATGTTAGTAGAGCAATTTGCTAACCTAGATGAGCGTTTTTGATAACCTAAACTGAGGAGTAAATTATGGCCTTCGCCAATAGCTCGGTTAGCGACATCATTGCGACTAACATTCAAAGTCGTACGGGTGAACTAGCTGACAACGTTTAACTTATAGACGTTATAAAACTCCGTGAATTCGGTGAAAAGCTGAGATGCCAACACCGAGCCAAGACGCACAGGATACCCAAGGGGTGCGTAAGGTGTAACGACTAGGACAAAGCGGAAGCAGAGTCCCACGAGCGCGGAGCGTAAGTATCAACCACAGAGGAGTATTCCAAATGGTGACAGTGTACGGTTTAGAGGATGCAAGCACTGGGGCAGCGTATGTAGGCTGCACAGCGGGCAAGATAGGTAAGAGGATGCGAGAGCATAGGAGTCTACTAAAAGCCGGTAAGCATAGCTCTAAGAGGTTGCAAGAAGCGTGGAACGATCACGCTGGTGAGTTTCAGATGAAGGTACTTGAGACAATGCCAGCAGAAGTATCAGTGATTGAGAAGCGTGAGCGCGAGTTGTCTTGGATGAAGCACTATAGAGGTAGTAATTTGTTACTAAACGAGAATGAGTATTCGTTTAGACCGCCTCCAAACGCTCCTGCAATGGCAGCAAAGTCTAGGGTAGCCAATGGCTACAGACCAAGCGCAGAAAGCAACCTAAAGCGTAGATTGGCGCAGATTGGTAAGCCGAAAGGCCACGGTGCTAAGATTAGTGCCACCAAGAAAGCGATAAAACTTGCGATGAGATAGTCTGCTCTGCATATAAATGGAATATGCAGGTTCGGGATAAAGAGCCTGAACATAACACAAGGACAAACAACAACGCACTACTGCGCCGCTTGAAAGATCGGGGAAATGTTAAGACATTTTCTGGCGGGAATGTAATAATGCAGGAAATCATGTATTCAGATTCGGCAACAAACAACACCAATAGCTATTCTGGCTACGAAGTGTTGAATGTTTCGCAAAACAGCCCGATCTCTGCTGCTCAATTCTCAATCACCCAATACGCTGCTGCCGTTTCAATCAGCGGTCTTGAGATGATTCAGAACAGCGGTAAAGAAGCAATCATTGACCTGCTTGACGGTCGTATGAATGTTGCTGAAGCTCAATTGGCTAATCGTATCAGTGGTGACTTGTACCTCGATGGTACTGGTAACGCTGGTAAGAATTTGACCGGGCTAGGCGCTGCTGTACCTGATGCACCAAGCACTGGAACATACGGCGGCATTAATCGTGCTACCTATAGCTTCTGGCGTTCAGTTAAGTTCAGTGGAACTACCGATGGTGGATCGGCTACTTCAGCATCCAACATTCAAGGTTACATGGACTCACTGGCTGTTCAGTTGATTCGGGGTACGGACAAGCCTGATCTGATCGTTGCTGATAACATCTTCTATCGTATGTACCTGCAATCGCTGCAAAGCATTCAGCGTATTAGCGATGGTGGAAGCAGCACTGCTGGAGCTGGTTTTGCTTCACTCAAATACTACGGCGCTGGTATGGCTTCTGATGTTGTTCTGGACGGTGGTATCGGTTCAAGCGCAACAGCAAGTCATATGTGGATGCTGAACACCAAGTATTTGATGTTCCGTCCTAACGTAAACCGTAACTTCGTACCAATCGGTGGAGAACGCCAAGCAGTCAATCAAGATGCTATCGTTAAACTAATCGGCTGGGCTGGTAACTTAACCTCAAGCGGCCCGCAATTCTGCGGCGTTCTGCTGGCTTAATAGGAGGATATAAAAATGGCTAATTCAACTTTTGGCGTATTAAATTTTGTAACTCCAATGTTCGCACAGCGTGATACCGCAGCAGTTGTTGCTCTTGGAACGCCCCAAATTGGTGTTTTGAACGACACTTGGGTGTATGTACAAGCATCTGAAGCAGTTGCGACTGGAACCTGTACCGTGAGCGCAGCTTTTGCACTTACGGATACAGCAGGTTCTTACACTGCCGATACCGCTTTTGCATCAGGCGAGTACGGTTGGGTTCGTAAAACGACTTCACCGTTGTAATCTAATTCTGGGGCGGGGTAACTCGCTCCAGTTTTTAAGGAGATTAGTATGACTATTCCATCACGAGTTTTAGGAGCAGGTAACAGTCCTCTGTCCACATCATCAATTTGTGGCACTGGCGCTGTTGGCTTGGTTGCTCTTGGAACAACGATTGCGGACGCACTATTACTATCAGTCAGCCAAAACACGATTACAACTTCGTCAGCATCTACAGGGGTACGTTTACCTCCTACAGAAGATGGTGCTAAGGTTATTATCCGTAATGACAGCGGCGTAACGATAGTTGTGTACCCGTACTCAGTTGCAAGTACAATCAATGCAGGAGCAACAAGTCTGTCGCTGGCAACAGCTAAGACGGCAGTATTTTACGGTATGTCTGGAACGACTTGGGCTGCTGTAGTATCAGCGTAATAAACTAGGGAGGGAGACTTCCCTAGTCCTCAATGATAAGACCATTTCAAAAAGGACAGTAAAATGGATAGCGACATGAATAATGCAGATAACGCTCTGCACGTTGAGTTTTACAAGAGTCAGGAAGAAGGTTACAAGGATGTGCCTTTCGTAAGAATACACATACCCGGTGACAAGACCACAGTAATCGACCAGCCAGTACGGGAAGATCACAAAGAGCGTTTTGTCAGGCAATGGCTGTACTTTCAGATGAAGAACAATGAAGGTGCAGAGGTTTACGGTACAATGCTTTCTAAGTGGAATGCTGACGAGCCTAAAGAGTTCGACAAGTTCCAGATGGAAGAGCTACAGATTCTAAAGTACCAGACGGTGGAGCAGGTAGCTACATCTACAGACTCCCAGCTACAGCGTGTCGGTATGAGTGGGTTTGCGTTAAGAGACAAGGCTAGGGCATATCTGGCGAGACAAAACCAGACTGCTGCTTCAACTGCCTTAGAGGACGCTCAGAAGGAGTTAGCGATTCTCAAAGAGCAGGTAGCTCTCCTTACTAGCAATAGCAAGCCTAAAATGGGAAGGCCAAAAAAAGAGGATTAAAGTATGTCATCCACGATGCTGCAACTGGTTTCACAAGTAACAAACGAACTAGGTGTTAGTACACCAACATCAGTTGCAGGTAATACCAATCAGGATGTGATTCAGATTCTTGCGCTCATGAATGCTTCGGGGTACGAGTTACTCCGTAAGCATGACTGGCGAAAACTTACAAAACAGCACCGCTTCTACACAGAATTCTTAACTACTACTGGCACATGGGCTAGTGGTGGCTCTACAGTCACAGCAATACCATCGACCACTGGGCTAGACAGCACCTACCAGCTAACTGGCGTAGGTATGGCAAACGACACCCAGATACAGACAGTTGACTCAGGCACAGCAATAACTGCCACCCAACAATTCACAGACTCAGGCACAAACGCTACTGTTACCTTTATGAAGGTAAAGTACACGCTGCCCACAGATTACGACTCTACAGTACCTAGAACTCATTGGGACCGTGATAAACATTGGGAAATGTTGGGGCCAATTGACGCTCAACAATGGGAATGGCTGCTGTCAGGCTACATCTCTACTGGCCCACGCATACGTTGGCGCTTGCTAGGTGCATACTTCCAGATCTGGCCCGGCGTTTCAGACAATGAGTTCTTAGGCTATGAGTATAGAAGCAATGGATGGGCCGAAAGCTCACTAGGAGTGGCTAAGACGAGCTTTACAGCCGACTCTGATACCTGCATATACCCAGACCGTTTAGTCGTTCTAATGACGAAACTGAAGTATTTTGAGGCTAAAGGCTTCGATACTACGGCGATGTACAGAAACTTCCTGACAGAACTTGAAGTCGTTATGGCTCAAGATCAGAGTTCAGCTAATCTATCGTTTGCTCCAAGACCGGGTACAGTGCTAATCGGATACGATAACATCCCGGACACGGGCTATGGAACGCAGAACTAATGGCATTCCCAGCACAAAAGACCGCTGCACAAGTCGCTTCTGTACCTGCTCCAGTAGGTGGCTGGAATGCTCGTGATTCTATTGCGAACATGGAACCTACCGATGCTGTCGAGTTAATCAACTTCTTTCCATCCTATTCAAACGTAGTTCTACGCGGCGGGTACTCTAACCACGCCACAGGCATAACTGGTCAGGTTGAGACTTTGATGAACTACTCGACTGGTACGGGTGAGGAGCTGTACGCAATTGCCGGAACACAGATATATGACGTTACTTCTGCTGGTGCAGTAGGTGCGCCTGTAAAGGTAGGGTTAACAAACGCTCGATGGGAATTCATTAATGTTACGACTGGCGGCGGTAGCTATCTATACCTAGTCAATGGTGTAGACGCTCCTTTGCTATTTGATGGCACTACATGGGCTTCTGTCACAGCTGTATCGCCTATAGCCATAACAGGCGTTACGACTACAACATTAGATAATATTACTCTGTTCAAGAACAGGGTATGGTTTACGCAAAAGAACTCATTAAAGGCTTGGTACTTGCCAACTAATGCAGTCGGTGGAGCAGCACAAACTCTCGATTTAAGTACCATTGCTAAGTTTGGCGGTCACATAACAGACGTAGCTACTTGGACGATTGACGCTGGCTACGGGGTTGATGACAACCTAGTATTTATAACCAGCAATGGCGAGGTCATCGTGTACTCAGGCACAGACCCAGCAAGTTCTGCTACTTGGGCATTGATTGGCGTATGGAAGCTAGGCGCTCCCATTGGTGATCGCTGCTTTATGAAGTACGGCGGTGACATTCTAATCCTTACATACGATGGATTAATACCTCTTGCAGCATCACTACAAAGCTCTAGGCTCGATCCGCGTGTCGCTTTGAGTAACAAGATACAGGGAGCGATTACAACCGCCACAACGCTCTATGCAGACCACTTTGGCTGGCAGATACATTACTCAGCTAAGAATAACGCTGTATGGGTAAATGTGCCTGTAGATGAGGGCAACAATCAAGAGCAGTATGTAATGAATACGATTACAAAGTCTTGGTGCAAGTTTCAAGGCTGGGAAGCTAATTGCTGGGAATCGTTCGGAGATAATCCTTACTTTGGCGGCAATGGCGTTGTAGGCAGGGCTTGGGACTCAACCTATGCAGATAACGGTACAGACATTAATACTAACGTGTTGCAAGCGTTTAACTACTTTGAGCAGCGTGGTGTAAAGAAATACTTTACGAGGGCTAGACCTTCCATATTTACGGACGGACTGCCTTCTATCCTAGTCTCAATGAACATTGACTACGATGTATCTGACCCTACAGCAGCACTGTCTTACTCTCCTAGCTCGTATGGGCTATGGGATACAGGAATATGGGATACATCGTCTTGGGGTCAAGGATTGATGATTACTAATAACTTTCAGGGAGTTACAGGGATAGGGTATTGCGGCGGTATACACCTTAAAAGCGTATCTCAGACCTTGCAACTTGAATGGGCGGCAACTGACGTAGTTTATCAAACTGGATGGGCTGGCATATAGTACAAGGCGATTCTGTTGGTGTATGGGTAGCAGAACAGACCACAGGATCGTACCATTGCAATTCATCAGCTATAGGGCTGGAACGAGAAGGACAGATAGTCGCAGGGGTGATCTATGAGAGCTTTATGGATACCACCATTACCTGTCATATTGCAGTTACAGGCAGAATGAATAAGACGTTCATAGCTGCGATATTTAACTATCCGTTTATAGTATGTAACGTAGAGAAAATAGTAGTACCGATCACTGAAGAGAACGATAAAAGCATTAAGCTAGTAAAGAATATGGGCTTCACTGAAGAGGCTAGAATTACGAGAAGTAACGGTGATATGATATTTTTTACGCTGTTGAAAGATAAATGTAAATTTTTAGGAGGCAAGTATGGGTAAGAAAGCAACTCCACCGCCAGTACCAGACTATGCTGGCGCTGCTCAACAACAGGGCGCGGCTAATATAGAGGCAGCTAGGGCTACAGCAAAGTTAGGTAATCCTAACATCTACGGGCCATTAGGCAGTCAGACTATTAGCTACGAGGGTGATATACCTACTATTCGTCAGAGTCTAACACCAGATGCACAAGCTACTTTAGGAGCGCAACAGGGTGTAGAAAGATCACTTGCAGAATTAGGTCAGCAAGGTGTTGCACAAGCTAAAACCATACTAGGTACGCCGTTTAATCCTAACCTGCCGGGTATAGATACAAGCATAGCAGAGTCAGTTTCACCAGTTAACCAAGCCACATACAATGCTGGAAGCGCACAGAGGTCTGTTGCTGGCCCTACTTTACAGCAAGGCATAGATACGTCAGGAATAGCAGCAATGCCTGTTAACGCAGGTATGACTGGTCAGCAAGCAATTATGTCTAGGCTTCAACCTCAGTTAGCGCAAAATGATAATGCAACAAGGCAACGTCTTGCAAATCAAGGTTTAGTTACTGGTGGTGAGGCTTATGAGAATGAAATGCGTACTATGGGCCAGAACAGGAATGACTTAGAGCTACAGGCCGCTGCACAAGGTATCAATCTTGATGCAATGATGAATCAGCAAGGATTTGGACAGGCTCAGGCTCAAGGTCAGTTTGGCAATGAAGCGCAACTAAATCAGTTTCAATCTGCCTTACAGAACGCTGGCATGGGTAACACCGCGCTCCAGCAAGACTACCAAAACCAATTAGCTGCACAAACTGCACAGAATGCCGCTATTGCACAAAACTACAACCAGCAGATGGGCATGGCTCAGTTTGGCAAT